TTGATGTATGTGTATCGTCTGTTAAGTCACGTGGTGACCCTGACATATCAATATATTTGGCATTCTTGTCGTATGACCAAATGTTTGTAACTAACTTTCTTCTGACTAAATCAATTTCAGTTGTTTTATTTTTATATGCGCCAGAAAGCATATCAGCCGCAGTGTTTAAACCTTTATTAATAATAGTTAACTCATCAATTCTATTAATTTGATCTATAGGCTTTCGTGGGTCGTTAGAAGAAGCCGGTGAATAAAACAAATCAATTATTTCTTTTCTTTGTGCGGTTTTAATAAAGTATTCGTCTGTGCAAAAATAAAAGTTGTCTACTGTTTCAAAAAACTTAAACGAACAAGATGGAGTTTCTGGCTGAAAGCTCATGTTTGATAAAAATTGCATAGCCTGCGTTGGAAGATAATTGGGTATAGTACAGTTAGTCATATTCGTTGTTGGCTGCAAAATAAAATTTCTATTTTCTTCTTCGGTAATTGGCATTACATACGCAGCATATTCTAAAGGACGATTAGTAACAGGATCCAAATATTTCTTTCCGCCGAGCGGTCCAAAATACGTATTAAACAATTCGCGAGCAATTTGATCCATAGACTTTTGCTTAAACGCTTTAATAATTCTACGTTTGCTAGCTTTATAAGTTAAATTTGAAACGAAATTAATATTAAATAACAGCTTACTGCTTGATTCATCTACTGATATACTATCAATACTATATGTGTGTGTCTTTAAATTAACTTCTGTATTAAAATCATGACCTACAAATTTTAATTCGAGCGTTTCTTCACCACGAATTGGAAAGCTTTCAAACAAACCAATACTATCAAGTAAAGTTAGCGAACCGTTGTAGCTAGCACTACTCATCGTTTGACTTAAACTAAAGGACACAATTTGTGCCGTGATGTTTTCTGATTTGCTACCATCGTGCGATGTCATTATTGCTTCAACAACATCTGCCGTTCCCGGATTAAATTGTGTATCTGCCATTATTTGCTACGCATTTTCTTTCTAAACGAATCGGTAACTTGTGGTAAATAAGCGTTATCCACCAAAAAGATTTCTTTTTTATTATTGTTATCGGCTAATTCCTGATCGTAAACTCTCCAAGGTTTCCATTCATCTGGAATAATACGTTTAATAATAATCTTACGTCCTTGTTCTGTACGTAAAATAATCCGGTCTTCCTTACGTAAATAAATCGTTCGGAATGACTCGGGAGCAAGTTTAACAATATCAACTGCCATTTAGTTATACCTCTTTATAATAGTATAGGATGTTTTCAGGGTTATCATCCTTCGTCCAATCAACAATATCTTCACCAACTAATCCTGAGGCTTCGCCATACTTTGCAATTAAATAATTATTAAAGTCTTGTTCTGATTTAGGCCAATCGTGGTATGGGTCCAGCATAGAATTTGCGAAATATACAACCCACGTGTAATCAACACTGCCATAATAAAATTCAGCAATGTCTTCTGGTCTCTCACCTTCTTTAACAGTATATGGTAAATACATTAAAGGATTGTTAGAGACTTCTTTTGTAAAGTTAGTACGTCTAGTAATATCTCGTACTAATTTGCCTTCGTATTCTATTAAAGGAAAGTTTTCAAAATATTTTGCCATTATCCTGCACTCGCACTAATTATGTTTTGTCTTCTTTGTTCTTCATCTGAAAGCGCAATATCCTGGCCACCTGATGTACCATAATCATGCGATGTTTCAATTTCTAATTCAGTCATATTGAGACTAAGAGTAACACCAGCAGGTTTACCACCTTTCATAATCGAAACTCCACCGCCTGCACCATAGTCTACACTAAACTCTGTTATCATAGAACTTTTATATTTAATAAAGTGATCGCTATTAACACCGAGTAAATATACATCAACAACGGAAGGATATTGTAAAAATGCTTTTGGTATCCCAGATAAGTTTGTTACTTCAGGTAATGATTTTCTCTTAATCATATTAACGATATTTTTAATTCTTTCAGAGTCAGCTGCACTGTTTGGAAACAAATCCCAAGAAAATTGGTGAGTTCTTAGATTAACGCCTTCGAATGAAAGAGTTTCACGAGGGTTAATTGTTTGGCCAGTTACTAAATCAATAGCTCTGCCAACACCGTTACCTGATAGGAGAGGACTGTTTCTTAATAAATATTGCGATGCAGATGCAACATCTTTAACGTCTGTTCCAAGTACTTCTTTTGCCATACCTCTGGCAGCTTTCATTAAATCTCCGCCACCAATCCCACTAAGCCCAGCACCCATTGATTGTAACATTTGCGGAATTTGCTCAGCGGTCATTGAACCTTTACCATCAATAAAGTCATTAACTTTACTAGCAATACTTTCAACAAACGGATCTCTCTCGTTGCCATTTATTCTTAGGCCTGTATTATCCAATAATGCTTTTGGGAATGGCAATTCAATAGTATCGACCCCTCTTAATCGAGCTCCTGATGCACGGTTATTGAACGCTTGTTGGAACGGAGTTCTTCTTAAACCATTGTTATTTCCAACTTTAATATCCTCATACGTAAAGTCTTTAAAACTTAATAAACAACTATGTGCGTGCGGTTGTTCGGGAAAACATTGATAACCTTGCGAAAATCTCTGTTCTTTTCTATTTCGGTATGTCTCAACGCGTCTCAGCAAATTTACCATAGATTTTTCCTGTCGTTTGATTATAAATAGTTTATTGTTCTATTTATACTAAATTATGAGGCACGAATTGGCATATAGCGGAAGGTTTCGACCAAAGAACCCAACTAAATACAAGGGTGACCCTACAAAGATTATTTATCGTTCCATGTGGGAATTTAAGTTTTTTCGTTATGTAGATGAACATCCTGATGTTGTATGGTGGCAAAGTGAAGAGGTAGTAATACCATATATGTCTCCTATTGACGGAAGAAGGCACAGGTATTTTCCTGATGTTATTGTTCATAGGAAAATAGCGAGTGGCGAACAGAAAACTTTGATGATTGAAATTAAACCGGCTGCACAGACAAAGCCACCTGATAGAAGTAAAATGAAAACGAGTAAAGGTCGGGTATCCCGCAGATATCTAAACGAGGTAAAGACATATGGCGTCAACGAAGCGAAATGGAAAGCAGCTAGAAAATTCTGCGCTGACCGTGGTTGGGCATTTGAAATTTACACAGAACACGAACTGGGATTAAAGTAATGGTAGCAAAAGTATTCGATGATATTTTATTAAAAGGTGTTCGCAGCGGTCAGATACCAGCTCGGACAGACGCTGCCAGAGAATGGTATCGCCAGCAAGCCAAAGATACTACAAAGGCGAAGTCTCGTCCAGAAAAAATGATTAAAGAAATGGGTAAAGAACGCGCAAAAAGCAGATTTGAATTAGGCAATATGTATATGTTTAATTATTTAGCTAAGCATGCAGATACTTTACCATATTATGATAGATTTCCGCTCATATTTCCAATAAATAGAGCTAAAGGTGGCTTCATGGGAATTAATATGCATTACTTACCTCCTGTCTTAAGAGCTAAGTTAATGGATGCGCTTTATGATACTGCTAACAATAAATACTATGACGAAACAACTAAATTAAAATTAAGCTATCAGACTTTGGCAAGTGCGACTAAATTTAAAGAATTTAAACCATGTATAAAACATTACTTAACTGGTCAGCTAAGATCGCGATTAATATATATCTCACCTTCAGAATGGGATGTAGCGTTATTTTTACCAACGGCACGCTTTGTAGGTGCCACACAAGCACAGGTCTTTAAAGACTCAAGAAAGATAATCAGAGGATAACATGGCGTTTAGTATAAAAGATTTTAAATCGCAAATGGATCGCTTCGGCGGACCACAACGGCAGTCGTTATTTGAAGTTACTATTAATAACTTTCCAGTTAATGTTTCTGCCATGGACACAAGGGATTTAACATTCTTTTGTAAAAACGTAGCAATCCCTGGGTTAAGTATGGCATTAACTTCATACGAAGCTGTTGGACAACAACGTAGAATGTATCCAACAATGATGAACCCAGAACCAGTACAAGCTATCTTTATGTTAGACTCAGACCATCAAGTATTAACATTTTTCCATTCATGGATGCAGCGAATAGTAAATTATTCTACTTCAGGTGGAAACTTTTCTGAGGTTGGTGGTGCGTTACCATTTGAAATTGGATATAAAAACGAATACGGATGCCGCTTAACAATTAAAGCATATTCAAATGATTTTTTAGAAACAGGCAAGTATTACGAAACAATATTAGATGGTGCATTCCCTGGGTTACTAGGAGATGTTGATTTGGCGTGGGAATCAAATGATAGTTACGGTACTTTACCAATAAGTTTCCAATATGATAGAATTGAATTTTCAGGCGAGCGCCAAGGAATAACAACAGGAAGATTTAATAGAGGCAACGGCTTACTTGGTCTTATCGAGTCAGTTGGTGACTTTGGTCAGTTAATTGGACAAAACATTGTGCCAAGATCAATACAAGATAGTGTAGACAAATTTACACGAATTACAAATAACTTTGACAATATATCAAACCGCGTTGGCGGTATTTTTAGATAATAGGAGAATTAGATTATGGGACTACCAAAAATTGATTTACCAATTTATGAGCTTGAATTGCCATCAACCGGTGAGACTATTAAGTACAGACCATTTACTGTAAAAGAAGAAAAGATTTTATTAGTTGCACAAGAAGCCGATGATCCAATGCAAGAATTGTTGGCAGCTAAACAAGTTGTTAATAACTGTGTCGTTGACATAGATATTTCTAAGCTTGCGATGTTTGATTTAGAATTTATTATTTTGAATTTAAGATCTAAATCAGTCAACAACGAAACTAAATTTGGTTTAAAAGATCCTGACACGTTAGAAACGGTTGAGCTTGTTATGGATTTAAACACAGTAAGTTTAGAAACATCAGAAGAACATTCAAATAAGGTTAAGATTAACGAAGAATTTAGTTTATTTTTAAAGTACCCTACTATTGATGAATACATTAAGATTAGGGACAGAGATCCAGAGGATCCTTTATTGAATTACTTTATTTTAACATCGTGTTTAGATAAAGTGGCATCTGAAGATGAAGTTCATGAATTTAGAAACTACAGTACAAAAGAAATTGACGATTTCATGGAAAATATTTCTTCTGATATTGTTAAAGGAATACAAAGCTTTTTTGAAACAATGCCGAAGCTAAGGCATACTTTAAATTATACAAACAAAGACGGCGTAGACAAAACATTTGCAGTGGAGGGTATGAACTCTTTTTTTATCTAATGCTGAGTCATACGACTTTAGCGGATTATTATCAAACGATATTCACTTT